CGCCATCAACCCGGAATAACGCTTCAACACAGAACAAACCTAATATATGATTTTCGGAAACCATTGAGATCCTCTCACCTTTAACAGCTGTAAAGCCGACCGCGTGAGGGAAATGATTATAAGATAAAGGAAAACGCTTGGTAGCATATTGCCAAACCTTCCAAGGAGCAGAAATCGGACGTTGCGGTATAGGAAACACATCACTGTGCTCATATATCATACGTGCGAGACGAAGCTCTTTATTGGACGGTTGGTATTTGCCGACACAAGGTAAACCAAGACCACCGAATTGTTCAGGAATAAACCAAGGAATACGTGCTCGAGATAACTTAGAGGATTGTAAATGGATGAACTGGCATAACACGCGTTCACGAATCGAGTAAGGTGAAGTGGTTACAAGTGCCGAGGCACGAGAACCAAAACTAGAATTTTCATCACTATCTTGAATATTATAACTACCGCCACTCCTCTTTAGTGAGAAGAGTAGACCTAAGTTAACATAGGGAATAAGTCGAAAATGCCGTAAACGGTTTATCTTCTTACCCTCTCTGTACACTTGAAAGCCTTCCCATCCCTCAGGATAGAAGGTATAGGTAGTAGAATTAATATTAAGAAAGCTTTTGGAGAAATAAACTTTACCAATCGACGGTGATAAACCACAGAAAGATCCAATTTTTTTCCACATTCGCTTACCCAGCTCGTTCGTACGTATAATAGCATCATCCCCGTTAATCGCAAGAGGACAATCACTCAAAGACCAATAACGGTTAGAGGAGAGTTCCTTTGCCCATCGACAGATGGCAGCATTAACAATACACAATATAGGAAATGACACAATAGAGCCCATTAACTGACGCATCGTTTGTTTTCGTATTACACCATCATACTCAATGAAATGACCCGTAAGAGCAGTCTTAAACGCAAGTTCCTCCTCGACAGATAGCTTTAAGCAATCAATCAAAGCGGAGACAGCAGCCTCGGACGCCCAACTCATCATCTCATTAGTAGCATCGGTGTAATCAACAGAAAGATAGTACTCATCTTCCTTCAACTTAGAACCCATTCTACTTTGCACATAGTCGGCGTCGACAGGGCGACCGACTAAAGTAAAACAGGGATGTTGAGAGAGAACTTTCCATAACTTACGTTGAAGAGGTTTCAGCATCGTATAGAGATAAGGAGGACCTTTTGAAATAACACGAACTTTCAACGCCTCGGCTAAGCCGAGAGGTATTGCAGTTGGTTTTTCTTCATAGGTTGCCTTATCAACTATACGTTTATAAAGGTGCTGGAACTTCAAACGCAAACGAGAAGTATCTACATGAACAGAACTATTTCTATTCGAACTTTTAAAGTGTGTTTTGATTAATTCATCATTAGTTTTTAAGCCCTTGAGTATTTCTGGATTCCCAAGTATTTCACCTACAACTCCCCCCATCGATCTTGTGTTAATATAATTAGCACTAGTTGACGGAAAGAAAGGTTCAATACGATCATCTTCAGTATACTGAGTATCTGAGTATAACTCTATTACGGTACGCTTGATTTGTTGAGACAAGCTCTCAATTGAAAGCAATGACTCAACGTCAAACGTACGGTTAGTATTAGAATACTCAGACCAAGGTTTAAGAAAAACAGGACGTTCAGGAACAATTTTAGTTAGCTTATAGAAAGCATCTTTTTCAGATAATTTCACAGTATCCTTAGTAGGCCGTGGCATTCCCTTCTTACTGTATAAAACAGAAGTAATGAATGACTCAAACATATCAATGTCAGTACGCTCCATGAGACGTAGCCATTTATATGCACGACCACCTAATAATATACTGGGGTTATCAACTAAAAGTACTTGGGCACAAGGTGGAATATCTTGAAGCTTATGAGCAGAATAATAGCTAGCTATTTTCCACTTCACAAACTTCATTGGATCACCAAGTATCGCTGAACAATATATCCAGTGATCATAAGTTCCTTTGCGTGAAAATCCTGTACAGTCAAAACCATACACACTCGACAATGTTATTAACACATCTACACATCGTCTTACATATCTCATCTTCTCTCCCGAGAGAGGACAAGGAGGAAATATCGCCTC